CATTCCCGAATTTAGGTTGTCTTTATTCGCATTATATCCAATAGCATTGGTTATAACTCTAACGGCATTAGGAAAGGTAGGTGTATTTGTAAATGCTTGTGGTGCTTTTAAATTTGCCGGTTTGAAAACTATTGTATTACCATCATTTAACGTGGCATAATCTAAAGCAATTTTATTTCCGGTTACTTGTAAAGTCCCTTTTGCGTTACCGTTTAATAACCCTTGATTCGCTTGTATAATATAAGTATTTTGAACACTATAATCAAAATCAGAAACAGCACCGGTTGTTAACCCTACATTTATAAAAGTGTTTCCGGAAATAGTGCCAAATCCGGTTGTACTTGTTGGGCTGATTTTTAAGCCATATTGCGTTTGTTGTGGATGTAAAATACATCCGGTAATATTTGTCGCTCCAAATCCATTTGGGCCGGTTCCGGTAAGAAATTCAACCATTGGAGTTGTTCCATAATCAGCCGGTAAAGGTGTTGGAATTGAAGTTTCATCAAACCAACGTACATACTCACAACTTGAAATCTGAAGTTTTGAAACGCTTTGAAATTGGCAACCGATTGTCGTTGGAGTCAAATACCAAAATAAAGTTTGTTGAATATCTACTAAATCAAAACCTTTTATAAAGTGTACATCAAAACAATTTCTAAATTGACAATTAATGATTGTAAATATTTTACTTCTTCCACTATTATATTCAGCAATATCAAAATTAGTTGCTCTTAAAACAACTTCACCAGGTGTTGCATTAGTTGATGAAAGTTTTAAATTAGCCAACTCAAAGTTAACATCTGTAACGGTTATAAAATCACCACTTCCGGTAAAAGTTAAACCATCTTTATCACGATCAAAACCAATAATTACAATTCCTTCGGTGTCCGCGATTAGTCTATTTGAACAACTTACATTTCCACGAACAAAATATGTTGTGTTTGTTGTTAATGTTATATTTCCAAAACCATCAACCGCTCCAAAATCTGATTCTTGCGAAACTTCAACCATATTAGTTGAATTGATTGTTGGAGTAAATACACCATCCGAAAGATAAGCAACCGTTCCATCTTTATCCGGCCAAGTTGCAGTTCTTTTTGTTGCCGTTGCTATTGTTGAAACATCAAAAGCAATCTGTTTTGAGTTATCAACCGCATTGTAAACCGCAAATTGATTGTCGTTTAACAATATTTGTGCATCATTTATTTTTCTCCATACACCGGCTTCAGATAAATACAATCCGGCAGCCTTATAGTTCAATAGAAATCTTGAACCGGTTGGATTTAATACCATCCAAAATTCACCTGGAACGGCACTTGCAACCGGCAAATCAGCGTAAATTGATACTTCACCCTTCCACCCGGTGAATGCGGCTTGTTGCGCTCTATCTAAATGTATAACCGGTAAAGCCATAATTATTTAAGTATTAAAGGAAATTCAACTGTTCCGGTTGTGTTCAATTGTGCATCATAATTTATTCTAATATACAACCAATCAAGGTGTGTATCATCGAAAGCCTGGCCAATTAAGGCATCAACAACCGGTGTATCATAAGGAAAGAAATCAATATTATTGTTTGAAACTTCAATTGTGTATGTTGGCGTTGCATCTAATCCGGCAACCGTTGGCGCAATACTCCAACCGTATTTGTAACAAATAGCTTGTGAAATACTCGCTTCGGTTACACTTGCATCGTGTGAAATACCATCAGAAAATTGAAATGTTATTGTAATTGGTGCGCTCATATTGCTGAATTAAAGTGTTTTCTTCTACCTTCAAAGGTAGGATAAAGAGTTGAATTATCGTAAATAAATTGCTGAATAGAACGGTAACTGTCAATTGAACGGTTGTATTTATTATAAGTTCCGTAACTTTCAGCCAATACCATTTGTGAATTTTCAGAATCACCGCGAACCATTCCGGTTGAAACTGATTTGTTTAAATTGTATCGGTGCCATTCAAAATATACAAAACTCATTAATAAATCTTTTATTCCTTTGCTTGTTTGTGGACCACATAAAACGTGATCGAAACAAAACGGTTCAAATATATCAATATAAATTTGAGTTTGTGGAACTTGTGGAGTGCCAACCGTTAAATCTGCAATGAATAAAGTGTATAATTCACAACCAAGTAATTCTTGTAAAGTGTTTATTTCAACATCTTCAATCATTGCATCAAGTTCGGTTTCCGCTTGTAGGGTTAACGCTATATTATAAATTGGGTTATCTGTAAAATCAGAAGGTTGTAAAATTGCCATTTGTTATTTTGTATAAATGAAGTCAAGAATTTGTTCTACTTTTTTTTTTTACTTTTTTTACCTTTGCCGTTTTCACTTGGCTTTGAACTTCCTTTTGAATATATTTTTGCTTTTTCTGAGTCAATCCAGGCTGAAACATTTTCGTTTGGCACTTCAAAAATCACTCCTTTTGCTCCAAGTGTTCGGTGTTCAACTAATAAAATTAATTTTGTGGTTTCCATAACATCTTTTTTTTAACTACAAAAGCGCACAACCAATGAAGGAAGTGCGCGATTATAAAGTATATTAATACTATGGTTTCAATATAGCCGCAACCGCTGCCGTAATTGAAGGAATATGTAAAAATGCGTTAGCATCTACATTTCTTACTCTGAAGTTTAAACGTTCGTAAGCCTTAACAGTTACCAACTCTTTTTCAAAGTTTTCTCTGTTTTCAAAAGCCATTTCAACCGTTGCACCTCTACGTTGATATATTGTTCCTTTAGAAGAATCAAAAATATACGCTTCATTAACCGGTACCAATTGGTTTGCAATTACTCGCATTGAACCGATATTAACACCATCAGAAGTTATCCAATTCGGCACCATATAGTTACCATCTGCATTTTTCAACAACTGCATTTGTGTAGCATCAACCGGGTTTAATAAAACCGTGTTAGCCATAAATTTGTTGTTCTGTCCGAAATCAGATATTTGAGCCGCACCAACTTTAATTAAGTCGATAAGTGTAGCATCTTGGATTGCAAGTGCATAACTTCCCGCGCCAAATGTTGAAGCAACCGCGCTAACCGAATTAAGTTCCGGGTAAACTCCCGTGCCTAATAAAAGTTGCTCGTCTACTTTCAAAGCAACATCAGTTGAAACAAGGCTTTGGATTTCTCCAGCCACAAATGTCGCATCATCAATCATATCAACGCAAATATCCACAAAATCTCTCACCTTACTGATTTGTAGAGTTCTAACTTGCCAAGTGATTTTTGAATTGTGAGTTGATGAAGCACAACCGGCAACATTTTTCGCATCACGTACAATTGTTTCTTGATCATTGTATTTCAAGTATTCAGTTGCAATTGGTTGAACCGGAAACAAAGACTTCATTAATGTTTGTCTTGTTGCGATTTGGCCAACTCCACCTTCAACCATTGCATAATCAGTCATTGAAGCTATATCAGCAGATGATTGACTCGCTTTGATTTCTAACTTTACAGTTCCAGCACCATTTTTAATTACGTCTTTAAGTCTATCAGCGTTTTCGCTAATTCCTTTAAGTACCGCAGCAGTAAATGAAACATCTTCTTTTGAAGTTTGGATTTCTACTTGCTCAACTAATTTTGCCATTGCAGAACCTTGCGCTTTTAAAGTAGATTTCATTGCTTCAAATTCAGAAACTTTAAGTCCTTCAACCAAAGTTTTTAATTCTGCAACATCACTTGCGTTTGCTTTTTCTGAAATTGATTTGTTCAATTCAGTTTCTTTTTCTTCTCTGTGCTTTTCTAAAGCGGTGTGATAGTCGTTTATTTCGACTTCACTTAATTTGCTGATTTCTTCAGCGTTTTTTCTTGTAAATTCCATTTTTGGATTTGTTAAATTAATAAATTATTTCTTAAATTCTTATTCTTATTCTTATGTTGAGTGCTTGAAAGCGGCTCATTTGGTTGAGTGGATTGCTCCGGCTCAATATCTTTTGCTTCAATTGTTGGTGTTAATTCGTTGCTACCTTGTAACACCGCACTAATTTCAACCAATTTTGCTTCTTTGACTGCATAGAAATAACCTAATTCTTCGGCTTTTTCTTTGTTTCCTATCTTATCAATGTTATCTTTCCACGTTTTAAACTCTGCTTTGTGGTCCTTATCATTCACCGCAAAATCTATTTTAACATAATACATACCAACCGAATGTTGGTCGATGTTTCCATCCTTGTACTCCTGGAATATCAAATTGTTATAATCTTTTCGTATGTTAGAATCCATCATTAAAGCGGTTGTTGTTCCGGCTTTCTTAATTCCTAAATCGGACCATTGAACCGTTTCTTCATAAATCTTTGAAGGATTACCAACTTTTGCAGTTATCTTTTGTTCGTGATCGTGTAAATGCCAAATCTTATTTTGCCTTTCTGAAATAGATTTACCAAATGTACCTTCCAAATGAACATCACCGTGCGAATCTAACCAATTATAAGTGTTGCCGATAACCGTTCTTTTGATAGTTGAATCGGTGTCGTGTTCTTTTGAGGTGCTTAAAGCCTTAAATTCAACTGAAGGATTTTCGATTTCCGTTGTTGTTGGTGTTGTATGTTTAACAACCGCCTTTTTAAACTCAATGATTTCTTTCTTGTGTTCAACAAGATAATCAATTTCTTCTTTTTTGGTTGCGAATATTTTGCCGGTTATAATCATTTTTTAATCAGTTTATTCTCGTTCAAAGATTTAATCTTTGCTTTCTTTAACTTTTCAATTTGTCCTTTACTCAATTTCTTGTGTTTCATTTCCAACAATTTCTTTTGCTTCATCTTCAGAATAATCAAGTGAACGCATTAATGAAAATACTTTTTGTTCGTTTGATATTTGCGCTTCTAAGATACTAATAAATATTTTACTAATCTTTTCTTGTTTCGCGGCTCTCTTATCTTCATCCTCGTGAAGCACCGGAATAGACGAAAGATTTTGCCGTATTTCATAGGTTGTATTATCTTTTTCGTTCCAACCTGGAAGCAACCATTGCGAAAGACTGTGAATATCTTTTTCATTTACCGGAATAACTGCGTTGGTAAACATTGCTTTTTCGGCTTCCTTTCGGTTGTTATAAGTCTTATTGGCTGGATCATTAAACAAAGACGAATCAACACCGTAAAGATTGCATAAATCTCTTAGCTTCATTACCGCGCTTTCAATTATCTTTAATTGAGTTGCATCCATTCCCATTTGAATGAAGTCAACATTCGCTGAAGTTGCAATTGCCTTTCCAAATTTACTTGCGCCCATCATTCGATTGTCGGCCGCTTGTTGGATTTGATTTCTTTCTTCCGGTGTTTGCGCTCGTTCAGAACGTGAAGTGATTAAACCCCTTATTCCTTGATTTCGTACCAAAACAGATTGTGCGGTTTTGTTATCATTTGAAGCAACCAATGAAAGTAAACCGGCTTGTAAAGGTGAAAGGCCCAAACAAGAAACCATTCCATAATCCGAAGGATTATAAAACTTAACGTGGTTCATATCTTCAACCGGCACGATCAATTTATTCGCTCCTAACTCTAATTTGTATTGTTTAGGTATGTAGTTAAAATCTTCAACCATACAATCAATCGTAATAATGTTATTATTCACCATTATAATTTCTTGAAATGCTTCACCAAATCCGGGTGTTTTACGGCCACGTCTAAAAGTGTTCCCTTTTGTTAATAAGTTTGTTACAGATTGTTCGACAAAATCGTGAATGTTTTGTTGGTCGTTTGGTTTCTTTGTTACAATTTCCCATAAATCGCCTTCAGTAACCATTTCCCAATCATCACCTTCTTTTTTCCAAAGTTCGCGCGGAATGTGTTTTGCGTTATCGGCTATCTTTTTAACTATTGAATATACATCACCGTTAGAAATGTAACCCTTTTCAATTACACCTTCGGTTTTACCAATGTCGAAATTTGAACCTATTTGGTAAACAGACACTTCCGGAATTTCGGTGTTATCTTGAAACCAATTTGAGAATATACCCATTTATAAAATCTTTTTACAAAGTTAAACTTTTTTTTTAATTAATTAATCTACATAAAAATGCCGTTGATTTGACATTTCAATAACACCGGTTAAGCTATCCGCACTATCATCATTCTTGTTTGCTTTGAATAGCTTTTTATACAATCGAACGTGATTGAAAAACTCCGGCCATTTGATGTGCCAATCTTCCGGAAATATTAATCTTCTGTTTGCCGTTGCGCTATTGGTGTATATTCTTGATTCTTTGTTATGCGTTTGACTGAATACATTTATTGTGCAAGTGTTTATCACCGCCCTTGATATTGCTTCGGCCCATAGTCGCGTTCCAGGTGAACGTTCAATGTCTGCAAATCCAATGTTATCTTTAATCAGCAAATCAATCATTGCGCTTTCTGTAAATTCAACACCTTTTTGAGTATACAAAACATCAGTAACATAAATATTTGAATCATCGGCATCCGTTGGAATAGCGTAATTAATTGAACAAAGATAATCAATACCACTATCAGCCGAATCAGTATAATTTTTCCTTTCTTTTACTTCCGGCAAACGTAAGTATGTTTTAAATGGATAGTAAAGCAATCCTTCTTGTGATGTTGGATTCCCTTGATTCATACATTCGAACTTTTCCGGATCTAAATTCCTATCTTTTATTAGCTTTTTCAATGCGTGTTTTTCCGGGTAAAGCGGTTCACCTTCATTTCTTTTGTCAAGTGATGTTGGCGGTCCAACCTTAATTGCTTCAAAATTTATCTTAATCCAACCATCAAAATCATCATCAAGATTGTGTATTTCATCAATAGATTTGATTGTTATAACTTCTTCTTTGTGTTGTATCATTCCAATTAAATCATCTTCGTGCCAACGTGTGAAGACTATTAATTGTTGGCTATCATTGTGCAACCTTTTCGTAACTACTGAAGAATACCAATCCCAAACGGCATTTCTTACAACCGGTGAGTTGCCTTCCATAGCATCTTTGTATAAATCATCCATTATCATTATATCAACCGCGTTACCGGTTAATGGGCCACCTCTACCAACGGCCTTTAATGAACCTAATTTATCAACAATTTCAAATTCTTCTGAATTTCTTAAATAGTTACTTGATACGGTTACAACTTGACTTTCGTTTAATAATGTTTCCGGAAATATAGAATGATAGTCTGTTTTGTCAATCAATCTTTGTATTTGTCTGTTAAATTTCTTTGCAAATGTTGACGAATACGAACCAACGGCAATTTTTGTGTCCGGATTCCTTCCAAGAATATAGGCCGGAAGTTGAATTGTTGAACCGGTGCTTTTACCGTGTTGCGGCGGTATTGTAACCATTAAGTTTTTAATCTTCTTTTCAGCAAATAGATTTAATACTTCATAATAAGTTTTATGAAATTCCGTTGATTGAAATTCCGGCATTGTTTGTTGCGTGAACTTTAATAAACTGCGTTTAGATAATTCGCTTTTAACTTGGCTCGTCTTTATTCTCATCAGCGGCTTTTTCAAGTGCAAGTAATACTTCAGTTGAAAGTTTTGACAAATCAATACTTGATCCGATTGCTTCACCTTGTGTTGTATGGTCTATTTCTTGCCTTTCAATATAACCGCGCTTCTTTCCTTTGGTCTTTAAAAAGAATATTGTTGCAGCGGTTGAATTTTCTTTTATCTGTTTATGAAGTTGTGATTCGACAAAATCCAAAGTAACATTTTCAATCTCCTGGACCTTCTTCGCAAAATCTTCATCATCCTTCAACCAATTATAAAATTGAGTGCGTGAAACCTCTGCAATCTTACAAGCGGTCGTAATTACTCCAAGACTTTTTTCAAGTGCTTCAATCACTCTCTTTTTAGTGTGTACAGTTTTGTTAACTTTTGCCATCTTTATTAATCTTTATTGCCAATCCAATTTGCATTTGTTTTAGTAACTCTATTTGCTTATTAAGGTTGTCA